ATCTGTTGCTATTTCTCTAAGTGTAGACATTAGAGGAGATCTACCAATACGATAATCTAAAGGATCTCTGCCATATGCAATATGGATAATGTCATCTAATGAAATGTCATAAGGAATACCATCATTAACATATCTCCATTTAGTTAATGCAGTAGTTCCATCTCCAAAAGGTTGCATACTTTGAGCTGGTAAATATTGAAGACCGATAACAGGTCCTTTAGTAGATGATCTAATCTTTCTAATATAACAGTTTCCATAAAGTTTGTAATCAATTATAAGATTAGACCAGAATCTTGTTGGAGCTAAGCCATATTGAGGATTAGCAAGAAGAGCAAGCATTGAATGATCTGGTATTTTTTCATATTCATCATCTTTTTCTGATAATTGAAATACCATAGGAACAGCTTGAGAGAATGCTCTAATATAATAGTCCATAGATATTGCTACTATGGAGTTGAGCATCAGATCTTGGGTTACAGCTGTCCAGTCTTTTAAACTACCAGGTAATCTTCTTGATAAATAAGCATAAAGATCTTGAGAACCAATACCAGTAAGGTAACCTTGTGTCCTCATCGTAGTTTGAAGAGGTAATAAAGTAGTTGGATTACTGGTTACTTTAGTTTCTGGTTTACGACCGAACAAGTTTGAGAAAATCCCCATAGTATTTAAATTCCTTGATGTATTCTAATTTTATTTTACGAGATATGAATATGAGTCCAATTTATTCCACATTTGATATTAGAAATAGTTCTTGGATCAACTCCATATTCTTTAGAGATTTTTAAACAATCACCATATTTAAAATTTTGTAATCTTTTTTTTATTTCTATTACTTCATTTTCTTTTAAAATATGTCTTCCACATAATTCGCCAATAGGTTTATGATTTCTGTTTTTGTTTTTACAATCAATCATATTATCTTTTTGAGTTCCTAAAAATAAATGATTTGGATTACAACAAGCTGGATTATCACATTTGTGTAAGACATATAAATCATTAATTTGACCTACATAATATTCATATGCAAATCTATGAGCGTGAACCCATTTGCATCTTGTTATTGAAAACTTACCATATCCTTGCTCATTTTTTGAAGCTATCCATTGCCAGCACCCAGTTTCAGAATCAACAATATATTTTTCATTGAACCTTAATATTGGTTCAGTAGCTTTATATCCACGTTTTGCCATTTACACTGCGAACCATTTCTTTCGTTTGAATAAAACAAGATTATTAAAACCAGATGATAGAGCATCAATTTGGTCATCATTACGAGATGATGGAAAAGCTCTCATTTCAGATATTAAATCATAGTTCCATATGTTTTTCAACATAGAAACATTACCATTATTTATCTGAACGCTTAATGCAGTAGCTCTTTCTTCTTTACTTTTAGTTGGTCTTTCAAAAGTAACATTATATCCAGCTAATAATTTTGTCCAGTAAAATGTCATACTCTTACCCGCAGCTGGATCGTTAGGAAGTATTATTGGAACGTCATTGCCATCATTTATTGCTGTTTGTAAAATCTTTTCATCACGTTCTTTAGTTCCAATCTGAGCTCTCCAAAGATCTAAAATCCAGTAATGATCATTTTGATCAACACCTAATAAAACTGAAGCTGTATAGTCTCCTCTTCCTTCAGAAGATGCTGTGTCATATGCTCGCACTTTTCTAACAATATTTTCAGGAATATTCTTAACACTAATATTATTTGGCTTAAAGAAATCACCATCCTTTGAAGATGGTCTGCCTTGGTAGAGAGCATTAAAGGCATAGTCTCCAAGTACACTCCTAATATCGTATAGTGTTTTCTGATCAAAACGTTCTTCCCATAAAGGCTCATCAAGTTTTCTTCCTAGTAAATCAGTATTTTGATCTTCGCATAAACTTGGAAGATTAATTACAGTCCAAGAGTCTGGTTCTTTTGACATTGCATAACTTACCACATCATCTTGATGCCATCTAGTTTGAACTATGATGATGGTACCATTTGGTTCCAATCGAGAATATAGATCCTCACTGTAGAAATCTTGCAGTTTTTGTCTATTTGTAGCTGAATTAGCTTCTTCTCTCGATTTAATTAAGTCATCTAAAATAATTAAGTCAAATCCAATACCAGTTTTAGCATTATTTACTGAACCAACATAATAAGTAGAATTATTAGGAATACTCCATTCATCGATTGAACAATGATTTTCATTTAAACCAGTTCTTTCAAGCATAATATTTCTTGTTTTTCTACTAAATCTTCTGCCAATATTTTGATTATATCCAGCAATCAATACATTTTGATTTGGTTTATTTTCCATCCAAAAAGCAGAAAATCTCATACTAATTGTTTCTGACTTTGCGTGTCTTGGAGGAAGATTAACAATTAATCTTTTAATTTCTCCACGATAAACTTTCATTAATACATCTGAAATATATTGAATGTGTTTATAATCAAATGAATAAGAACTTGGACTAGTTTCGCATAAAAACTTCAAGTATTTATTTTTATATGTTTTTTTCATCTCCTGAGTTTTCATCGATGAGTTCTGCTTCGATGTAAGAAGATGTTTCGCTTTTGATGTTGTTTCCTGCGGTAAGAATGTCCAAGGTCCAGTCTCTAATGTGTTTATGTAATTCGCCAATGGATTTTGCATCTTGATTTAATAAATAATTCTCATCAGTTGCTACAATCGCAATTTTATTTAAAGCTTGCAAATGTAATGATAAACTTTCAGCTATTATTTCTCCTAAATTGTTTTGGACCTTAACCAACTGTGATTCGTATTTTCCAGCTATTAAATCATCTTTAATTCTTGACACAGAGTGTTTAGATAAGTTTAATTCTTTCGCAATATACGTAATAGATTTACCTTGTAGTAATAAATTTATAACTTCAGGTTTCTGCTCTGATAAATTACTCATCTCTTAGTAAATCCAACAAATATTCAACATCATAATCTCTTTTAATTCTTTTGAAAGCGTGATAAACAATTTGTTCCGAATCAAGATTTAATATTTTATCAATTTCTCTGTGTGTATGTAGAACTCCACTTTCAAAACCATATTTTAATTCTAATATTTTCTGTTCTCTATCTGAGAATACTTTTAAGAACTCTTTGACAACAATCTTTCTATCTTTGTTTTCAGGTTCTGAAGGAACATCAAATATTTCATCAAGATCAATTATCTTTTGTCTTTTAGCAACTAATGCTTGTTCAAGATGATTTAGTTTGTATCTATCGTCTGTAAGTTTAAGAAGTTCTTCTGTAGGTATATTTTCTTCTGCATCCAAATGAGATATTTTTCCCATTGAAAGATTAATATGAGCAGGTAATCTGATAATGTTGTTATATAACTCTAATGCTCTTCTAACTCTGCCTAATATGTAATGATATGCAAATGTATTAAACTTAGTATTTTTTGTAAGATCAAAATTATCAGCTGCAGCTATAATTCCTAAAACTCCATATTGAACCAGATCTTCGTAAGAAATATTACACCACTTGTATTTATTAACAATATAATGAACTGTATTAAGATTAAATCTGATTAACTCATCTAAAGCTTTTTCTCTGTCTTTAGTATTTACTTTACTAATCAACCAATGTTCAGAATCAGAGTCTAAATGTTTTTTATCTTTATATCTTCTTTTGTATTCATTCCAGGTTCTTATAGTTGTCATAAAAATAAGTTACTAATTCCTTATAAGGTGTACCTGTTGCATTTGATAACTTCATAATAGTTTCAGGTCTAGGAATTACCTTTCCAGAGAACCATTTTGATACAAGTGGTTGAGTTACACCTAAAAGATTTGATAGTTCTACCTGTGTCAAATTAGTTACAAGGAGATCTTTCTTTTTCATAATTAAAAAACCTTCACAGTTTTATTAAAAGAGCTAACATATACATTTGCCATACCTTTGTCAATTAGATCTTTTATGGTGTCATTTATGCTTCTTTTTTCACTTGTTAAGAAATCTACCATCTCATCAACTTCTAACAAGTCGTGATCTTCTCTACCTGCAGAAACATAGATTCTTAAGAAAGGCATTATGTCTTCTGTGAAACCTTCAAAATCATCACTAATAATATCTTCATCCATAATATATATTATAACTTATTTTGTTATCTATGTCAAATAATTTAATTTAAATCTTTAAATCTAATTTTTTAATTTAAAGCTTTAATTTAAAGTTAAATATATATTCCCTACTAACGGGTTTAGAAAAACAAAAAAGGTATATGAATATGCAAATATATAAGCTTAAAAGACAAAAACAATATTTCTGATACCTTTTAAGACATTTATATTCTAAAGAATATCGACACACTAATAACACATTATAACGTGACTAAAGGCAATGTTTTGAGCATAAAAAAGATCCTTGCAATTCAGTTTGTGTATGTTACAATATCGTATGTTTAGTAAAGAACGTTTTATGAAGAAGTTGGATAAGGATCCTGTGACTGGATGTTGGAATTGGACAGGTTCTAAAAATCCTGTTTACGGATATGGAATTTGCACTATAAAATATAAACAATATAGAGTTCATCGGATTTCATATGAGATTTTTGTAGGACCTATTGACAACACAAAGGAAATTTGTCACACTTGCAACAATAAACTATGTTGCAATCCTGAACATTTAAGAAATGATACTCATTCTAGCAATATGATTGATAGAATATATGCAGGTACTCAAAATACACAAGTGCTAAGTATCGATCAAGTTTTAGAAATCAAAAAAGAATTAAAAAATTATAAACACGGTATTCTTACAAAACTTGCTAAAAAATATAATGTTAAACTTACTACCATATATGATATTCGTAAAGGTAGAACTTGGTCTCATTTAGATGTCTAAACTACTAGAAGGTCATATACAAGTTGAGATGTTTTGAAGTGTTTTATAAATACCTGCATATATCATTAATTAGGTTAGTGTTTTTGAGCCTGATTTATAAAAACTAGTGTAAATACCTTTCGGTAATGCAAGTGTTTAAATACTCTTGATATGGATCCTCTTTGTAATCAACAATATTAAAAAAAACTTTTCTAATCTTGTTCGTATCCCACAACATTTCTATGAATAAATGTCCTGAGAAATTATAGAAAAGTTTATATTTATTGTTGTTTGTCCAATGCCTTGCAATTTCCACAGTGTGGTATGTGAAATGATCTGGATTAAATATTTCTGTATTGTATTGAACTTTTGCAATACCTGGATTAAAATCAAAATATAGTTTTTTTGACTGTCCAGAAGAATACTCATTTAAGACAAAATATTTTTTATCTTTGTAATTCCAAAACAATTTATGCTTTACCTTGTCATCAAAGCTATAATCCTCTTTCTGAACACCAACAAGCCTTATTTCATCTTTCGTTTGAAACATTATTATTACCTTTCAAGGTATAATACAATATGAAATCAAAAGAGTCAAGCGAACATATTAGAATTTTTGATTGGATCAGAGAAAGAGTTGCAAATATAACCTTTTTGGTGTATAATATAAATAATGGCTACAAATGAAAATAGAGGATTTAGAGATCAGAAGTATAGTGAATGGCATAGATCTCTTCCTCACAATCACCTTATGTTAGATTTTGATATGTTGGATCTTTTGAACCGTACTTTATTTGGTATTTTTTCTGGTACTGATAAAGATGGCGATGATGTGTGTAAGTGTTTGTTTGAATGTAAAGAAATACAATACTCTGGCGAATATTATTACTTACCACACATAGATAAAAATCAATCTGGATGTTTAAGAAGCTTTTGTAAGAGATACAATGAGAATGGTGTTAGAAATGATATTCCGTTCTTTGTAGTTTCTTATAGTATTGACAAAGATAAAAATCAAAGATGGTTTGCTGTTCACGCTATAAATGATGTTTGTCAAGAGAAACTAAAAAAGTTCACAGGTACAAATCACAAGTCTTACGCAATGAGCGAGAATGAATATATTAAGTTTTTATCTTTTATGATAGATAAAAATATTTATCGTTCAGGAAGTTCTTGGACTCCTGATAAAAGCATTGTGGTATAATATTTTTGTATCAATCGGGTAGACTAAACTAATCTTTCACAACTTACTAAAAGAACAAAACCAGATTCTAAGATCTGGTTTTGTTTGTTTCTATTGCAGAAACAAGTTGTGAAAGATTAGTTGCGTTATAGATTACTATCAAGTTTTTTCTGCTCCAATTGTGTTTGTATTCTTTTGCTGAAGAACTCTATTGTTTTGAGTCCTAAGGTTCCTATTAAAAAGGATAAACCTAGCATATATTTAGGATCTGTCATTTGTAGCATAGAAGCTATAATTGGTGTTAAATATACAGAACTAGCTGTTCCTGTAATAACACTTAACAGATAAGATATTACATTTTTATGATTGTCTCTTGATGCTCCAATTATAGAACCTACAAATGCAGCTAAGAAATTTTGATAGTCTTCAGAAATCATAAAAATCACCTTAATAAAGTATTGCTAATATATTTTACGATACTAATAAGTTTTTAAGAATCCACCATTTTTACCAAGTGTATTCCATCTTCTGAATTTCTTAAAGATACCATCTCCATCTGGATTAACACCTGTAGTATCAGATGTATTAGCTTCTATTGTCCATACACCTTCTTTAGTAGAAGATATTACTAAACCTGCGTGATATAATCGTTCTTTAGCATCAGAATAAAATAAAGCTATATATCCTTTTTTAATTAAAGATGAGTTAACTCTTGATTCTGACATAGGTATCCAAACATTGTGTTTTTTAGCATAAATACCCCAAGATGGACACCATCCATTAAGTTTCATAAACTCTTCGGACAATGTAAATTTAAGTTCTTTAGCTGCCTGAATAATTCTATATTTTACAAATGCAATACAGTAAGGAGCAGGAAAATCTATAAAAACACATTTGAGATATTCTTGAATATTCTTATCCCAGTTGTCTGATTTTTCTTGATATCCATTTAATAAGAGAGCATCATCCACTGCCTTTACAGCAACATCTTTAAGCATATTTTCTCCTGATAAAATAAAACTATAAACAGGAACTAACATTTCAAAACTGGTATAATAATATTGTTCATTGATATTTTACTCCTTACTAATCCCAGGTTTCGCCATTACCTGGGATTTTTTTTATGAGAATGTAACACCATAATCTTGAGAGTTTAAAACAGTGATTCCTGATACTGCATCATTGTAGACAAGATAACATATATCGTCATACCAATATGCTGCTAATCCATCTGTAGTAACATTTCCAGTAACAACAATACTAGATGCTTGAACTATATTTCCTGCGTTATCTATTCCTACTCTTTTGATA